ATGTCCTTCATGATGGAGACCTGAGCAGCGCCCTCTTGGAACTTGGCCTGCGCCTTCCCGTACTGCCGGGAGTATTCGAGGAGATCGCCTTCTGTGTAGGCCATCAGTGCGTTCTCGACGCCGCGCAGCTCGAAGTTGGTATCGTTCGAGATGGTCTGGGCTTCGCCGAACTGGCGCATCTGGGACTGTTTCTTGCCCAGGATGAAGAGGGTGCCGTTGGTATTGGGTGTCGGGATGAGCTTGATGCGCGGGACACCGGCTTCACCGTAGGAGACACCGAGGACGCGAGCCCAGTTGACGAAGTTGCCGGGTGTGGACTTGCGGCTATCGACGTTGTTCCAAGTGTTGGGATCGAGCTGGAAGAACGAGACCCATTCGGCGGCTGGTACTTCGATACCATCGGTATCACCGGAGACCGTGAAACGGGATGCGACCGGGAAGTCGAGGAACATGTTGTAACCGGTCCCGGAAGTGTACGTGGCGGTGACGTACTCGGAGATGGTGACGAGTTCTTGGCCGTCTGTGACGGGTGTTGAGACGACTCCGAGGGTATCGTTCCAGAGACACGAATCCCAGATCATCGAGTAGCGGCGGATGCAGAACTTCTTGGCCAACGCGAGCGTGGCCGAGTCCGTGAACGAGAGCTTGTCGCAGGCCGCTTGGGCTACTTCGGAGGGTTTCATGCGAAGAACTCTTGGAGCGTCATGGCGGAGATCGTTGTGAAGCTGGATCCACCGTTTATCGCGTAGTTGAGGTACAGGTTCGTGACCGACAACGGAGAGAAGATGTGAACCTTGTACGTTGTTGAAGTGGACGATGACGGGGAATCGAGGAACTCGATCTTCGTGTTGTTGATCGCATTGACCTCACCGTCTTCGTAGCTTCCTGAAGCAATACCTTTCTGGCCTGTGCCAATCGAAGTGCCGATCTCGGTTCCGTTTCTGGTTACACGGAACAATACGAATTGAGAGGCGTTAACCAGTGTTGAGTAATTCAGGACGATGCTGACCAGAATCTTGGACGAAGTGGACCGAGGAGTGATTGACCTTGTTACAGAGGCGATCTCAGTTCCAGGACCAGTGAGTGATCCAGTGTAGTTGTATCGATCATCAGCAACCTGCTGAACGCACTGAGGAGCGTTGGATGCGTTGATGCCAAGTGAATTGGCTGTCACCACTTTTACCTTACTGGAGTCGCTTGCATCGGAGATCAGCACCTTGTCGTTGGCCAGATCAACGGTGACCGTCGAAATGTTCGGAGCGGTGATGTTGTCCGAGTTGAGCGTCAGCGTGTCGGTGCCGGCATTGCCGAGCGTGGTGTTGCCATTGGCCGCGAGGTCTCCGGTGAGCGTGGTATTTCCGGTGACTCCGAGCGTGGTTCCCACCGTTGCAGCCCCCGTCACCGACAGGATCGCTAGGGTGGACAAGCCGGTCACACCGAGCGTGGTACCGATCGTGGCCGCATTGGTAACCGCGAGACTATTGAGCGTGGATCCTGCGGTAACCGCGAGGCTGGCGAGCGTGGAGAGTCCGGTGACGCCCAGCGTGGTTCCGATGGTAGCAGCGCCGGTGACACCAAGGCTGGCCAATGTGGAGAGTCCGGTAACATTGAGTGTGCTTCCCATTCCGACTGCTCCGGTGAGCGTGGAGATGCCGGTGACGGACAGGGTGCCGGGAATCGTGAGGCCACCGGTGATACCGAGCGTTCCGCCGATGGTGGCATTGCCGCTGGTAATGAGCGAGCTGAGGGAGGTGGCACCGGTGACGTTGAGGGTGCCGGCCACAGCGGTGTTTCCGCTGGCGGAAGCGACCGTGAAGCGGCTGGTTGCGACGCTGAAGTCTCCGGTGGAGTTGAGCGCGGTGGTGGAGACTTGGAGTGCGGAATCGTTGCCGCTGCCGTCGCTGAGTGTTCTGAGAACACCTGTCAGCGTGGCGTTATCGGCTGTCTTCAGCAGGCCAGTGTAGGTGCTGGCGACGGTACTGCCTGTGAGTGGTGTTCCCATACTATTCTCTTGGAGGTAGTGCGTACCAACCCTCGTGGATTGTCACGCGGTTTCGGCTTTTGACGGTGTTACCGCTGGCATCTTTGGCCCACACATGGGCTTTGACGTTTTCAGCCAGTCTGACGGGTTGTCCTGGTGGGACCATCACCACTCTTGTTGGGGCGCAGCCCAGCGGCATCAGCGCGAGCAAGGAGATCGTCGCGTAGGCGATTGTCTTTCTGTCCATCTTCAAGGGTTTGGTCTTTCTGATCTATGATCTTGTTGAGCGTGGCGTTGGCCACTCCTTGGGCTATGCTGAGGATTGGGTCCATAATGGAAAAGCCAGCGAGGTGTTAATCCCGCTGGCGATGCATTGCCGTTCTGGCGGGATGTTACTCGGACTTCTTCTCGGCCTTCTTGTTCTTGAAAACGGACCATCCGATGCCGGCCAAAGTGATGACCGCACCGGCGATCTCATTGACTTGATCGAAGGAGACCATGCCCTTTGCGACGAGGAAGCCGCCGGCGGCGCTGAGACCGTGGCGGATGAGTGAGGCGACGTTGGGGTTCATTTCTTTTTGATGGCTTTGTAGAGGGCCGTGATGGCGGCGATTAGGGCGGCGAGGGCGGTTAGGAACCTAGTCCACTCGGTGAGTTCAGGGATGTAGGATGCGACCATTGCCACGGTCGCTGTTCCCAGCAACCCAACGATACCTCCGAATCCACCGCCATGATTGCTCGCGTCCATGGGTTACTCAGGCTTGTGCTGCTGCTGTGCGTTCACTTGGGCTTCAATGCTTTCGTACAAAGGAAGTCCAACCTTCATATTCATAACGTCTCCAGCCTTCATCCCGATCACGAGGAGCTGGGTGAGCTGTTGCAACTGTTGCAGTGTGAGTTCGATCTTAATCATGCGGCAGGAGCTTCGACAACGGTGGCCGGCTCCGCAACCAAAACCGGCTCAACCTGAGGCAGCATCGGAGGCACGATTTCAACCGGCGGCAACCACGGCAGCGGCGGAGCGATGACCGGAGGGTTGATCTGGTTTTCGATCTGCGCGGTGACGTTCGCTTCGATGGCCGCTTGATCGACGCCGTTGCTGTAGCACCAGCCAAGCACCTGCTGCTCGGTCAGATCAGGATACGGCGTGAAGTTCTCAGTCGGAGGAGCGAACGACGCGCTGCCGTAGCAGGTGCCGGTGTAGGTGCCATTGGTGCCGTTGCAACGCCAGTCGGCGGTGATGACGACATCGGTTTTGTCGCCTTCGGTCGGTTTGACCAACAGGCGTTCGATGATCCAAGAGAGGGTAATCATGGTGGTATGGATTAGGCGTTAGCGATGGTGGTGACGGTGCCAGAGCTTCCACGGTACTTCAGCGCACCGGCTTCGACGTAGAGCTGGCCGCCAGAAATGTTTGCCGTAGGAGCGGTGCCGTTGGCAATCTGGATTGTCCTGGCAGCGGTGGTTCCGGCAGTGCTAAGACCGACGAGCAAGTTTCCGAGCGTATCGAGCGTCATCGCTTGGGTGAAGGTGATGGCGTTGCCAGCGGTGCCGCTGGGGGCGACAAAGAACTTGAAAGCATCATCGTGCTGAAGACGAGTTGCAGCAGCAGTGGCTATGTACCTCCAATTTGCACCATCATAATATGCGTTTGCTTGAATCCAGTTTGCATTGAATCCACCACCAATTGAAGATCCTCCTGAAAATTGGACGACCTTAAGATTTCCCCACGCACTCGGCGTAACCCCCACGCCGACGTTTGAATTTGCATCGAGCGTTGCCGAGAGATTTCCGCCGCTGAACAACCGAAGCGCATCGCCATTAGAACCGACCATTACCTTTGCCGAGGCAGTTGTGGATGGGTCTTTAAAATCAATTAGAGAAGCATTGCTTGCAGAAGTGCTTTCAAGTCTTGCAGCAATCAATGCGGTGGTTGAAACGTGAAGGCGAATACTCGGCGTAACGCCTATGCCCACGTTGCCCCCATTCGGATTTAGAAGGAGGTCGTAGTTCTGCGAATAATCCGTCCTGAGGCGACATTGTAACCATGAGTATCCTGATCCGCTGGAGTTAACACCAGCATCCAAGCAGATATTGGTTCCATTTGCTAGTCCACCGATACGCAAAGAACCGTTTGTGGTCGATGATCCGCTGGTAGCAGGAGCAGCATTAGATCCATCAACACGCAGCTTGAGTTCAGGAGTATTCCCCACGCCCAGCCCCGTGGAGTTCAGGGTCATGGCGGTGCCAGCGACTCCACCGACGTTGGACCAAGTGGCTACGCCGTCGTTCGCAATCTGGAAACGGTTGGCGGGAGAAGATAGGCCGGTGAAGACCTGCACGTTTCCTGAGTTGTCGGTTCTCAGCGATGCGTAATTGGTGGCGGAACCGTAATACAGAAAAAGCTGCTGGTTTAGCGACATCCGAATATCGCCGCCAATGACATCAAGAGCGTTTGCAGGAGTAGCCGTTCCAATGCCCACGCCAGTGCTGGTAACAGCCAGCTTATTCGTCCGCACCGTCAGATCGCCGGTGATGGTGGCGGAGGCGAGGGTGGCGGTGCCGCCGGCTCCGAGGATCTGGTTGCTGGTGATCTTCTTCGTGGTGCCCGATGCAGCCATCGTCGTGTCACTGACATCGACAATGGGAAGGACATCCACCGCGGGATCGACGGTCGTGATCGCCGTCAGTGCTGTGATCTTTGTATCTGCCATAAATTGTTAGTTAGCTTGAATGATGAGTTTGCCACTGTCCTCTTGGAGTAGGAAATCCCCATTCTCCAAGTCTAAAGAGTCAAAAGTCCCAAACGTGATGACGATCTTGTCACCATCCTCCAGCAGAACGAAGAAGTCGTCCTCCTGAAGCAGATCCCGGCGCAGGATAGGCAGATCGCCAGGGGTAACATTACCCCCGCCGTTCGATACCAGTCGTGTGCCGAGAGCGAGTGTCACGATTGAATCACGCCATTGAATGCGATCACCTGACCGCTAGAAATCTGGAAGCTCGTGATCGGTCCCGGCAGGGTAATACCAGCAGGGATGGTCGCCGTGGACCAGGATCCGCTGATGTTGCCACCGGTGATCGAGCTAAAGGTGGTAGGGGCGATGGTGGTGATGGCCACAAACGGGCCAGTGGTCAGCGTGGTGGCTGTCACCAGTTGAAAGCCGCCCTGTCCCATCGAATACTCGATGGCCTGATTTGCTACGTCGCTCATATATCCCAGATCTTCCGGATTTGATTCTTGGTGAAAGTGCTCTCGAAGCGGGATCCTTGGCGCTCTTCCATGCGGCTGAATCCCTTCTTCACGTTATCCTTGAGTTCGGTCTCGCGAGCAAAGCCGGTGACCCCGAAGCGGGCCACCGGTTGTCGCATCCACCGCTTCCCATCAAGGACAACAGAGTCGGTACCCATCGGAGCGATATGCTCGATGGACTTGCCATTGTTCTCGAAGGTGTAGATCGGCATATCAGGAACCCATTTCGCTGTCGTACTCCTCAACCATCTCCCGCATACCCTTCTCGTCCATCGGCTCCTTGGAGGCCATGGCCTTCTCGCTCTTGTTCTCGTACTCAGCGGGCATGCCGTTGACGCTGCGGATCTCGATGTAGGCTTCGCCGTTTTCGAGCTTCTTGAGGACACCGCGAACATCGTCCAAAACCACTTCATCACCGACCTCGGGCATGGCCTGTTGGCCATCCTCCATGTCAGTGGAAAGGGCTTCGAGCGGAATAGAAATCATGGGTGCATTGTTGTCAGCCTCATCGCATCCGCAAGCGGAATGAGAAGAGGGGGCACCACCTTTACGATGATGCCCCCTCGGGCTAACGGCAATCACCATGATGGTGGCCGTCTTGGGTCGCATATTACAGCGTGGTCGAGGTCTTCGTCCGATGCACCAAGTACCACACCGGGTTACCGGTGGAACCGGTGTTACCAGCGGCCAGACGCAGGGCGGCGAAGTACAGCTTCACACCAACGGTGACGAGCTGGTTCAACGGATCCGACTTGTCGGGGGTGTCGGTGATCACGATGCGCGGGGACAACGGATCATCACCGGTCAGAGCAGGGATACCGAACGACTCGTTACCGAAGAAGAACGAGGCGATGATGTCCTTGCTGACGGCCAGACCGCCACCGGCGGAGGTCGCCTGATAAACGAACTCATCGGCAGCGGTACCGGAACCAGTGCTGACGAACGAGTTGGTCTGGGTGACCACGCGGCAACCGTAGATGGAACCAACCTCGCCCTTGTAGAACGGCTGGCCCTTGTTGCCGTAGTTGGAGGCGTTCAACCAGTCAGCATCGCGCATCA